TTACTCATTTGCTAATCCTTACAGTGGTCGTCAATAGTAGTTATTATAACACACCAAGAAGGTAATGTCAATAGTTATTTATCAATAGGTTAAGGTTGATATGCCGCTATTCAGAGTTAAATAGAATTTATTTTTTCTGAACTTGGATACCAGATGCAGGTTCATCGTCGATTGTCACGTTTCTATAATAAACAATGACTTCGCCCAATTCACGAATATATCGGCGGAGTTCTTGCGTATTCTTCGACATCAGCTCATAGTCTCCAATGGTTGCTGCAACGAACACTACATCGCCACCATTCAACTTTTTCATTTCGTCGAGGAATCTATCAAGGTAAGTATAACCTACAGGCCATGAAGGATTGTCGCGCTCTAACAGATCGCAAGTCTTTGGTCTGAATGTTTGATGGGTGCCATCTTCTTTAACAATATGATTCCCGTTCTCGTCGAGTTTCATTTGTTTTTGGCAAGGGTTTGTAACAATAGCTTCTGATACAACATACCATTTAGGATTATCTAATTCGATAGGTCGTGGTAGTGTAGGCTGTAAGATTTCGATCTTTATAGGTTTTGTTATAATCTCGATTTCTTTTGAACCAAAGACATTCTGTAGGGTACTACAACCGCTAAGGAACGTCAGGAGCGTCAAGCTCGCTAATAGCTTTGCTGTCATTCTCTATATCTCCAAATACTGTTGCCGTTCCCTTGTTAATTCTATTCTCTATAAGACCAGGCTTAGCAAGGGCAAGCTTATCTAAGTTGTGCTTAGCAAATATAGCAAGGTACTGATCTTTCTCTTGTTCTATTTGATTATAATTACGTTGAAGGTTCTGTAAAGATTTACCTTGTTTCGCAAACGATTCTTGGATAGCAACAATAGCAGCTTTTTGTTCTGCTACTGCGCCTTCCAATTTTGAATTGTTTATCTTAAGAGTTTGATTCTCAGAATAGAGCCAATAGCCACCTAAACTGAGAACCAATATAATTCCAATGAACAGTTGATTAAACATTAGTCCTCCGAGGACTCTTCCTCAACTGCTACTGTTTCTTCAGGTAACGTAATAGCAGGCTCGTTTCTTGTATGATCAGGCGCGTCATTAAAGTGCGCATCGAGATCTGCAACTGCAGGTGCTTCAGCAGTCATATCGTTGTACTTTGTATTTAAAGCAGTACGGACTCGACTTGTCATATCATCGTCGAATGCTTGCTTTAGTTTTAATGGATTGTTGTCCATTGCGTGTTGAATAATGTCATTTACTGGCATAATAGTTCTCCATGTTATATATTGTAATAGTATTTATACTGATTCTAACCGAACCATTAATCTCTCGGCTCTGTTAGTAACTTGTTTGTGCCATTGAGAATCTCTACCCTCAATAGCGGCTTCTGCCCAATCACCTTCGATAATTGCAGCATGCATTTTCTTAAACTTGCTTAGGCGAGTTCTACCCATGTTAAACATCATATTAACCAAGATCTGTTGGACTTCGTCCGGTAGGTCTCTAAAGACGCCTTCTTTGTATAGGTGGTCACATTCGCTGACTGCAAGTTCGAGATCATGGTCGAAACATTCTTTGACTCTCGATTCAGTAATTGGGGATCCTTCTTCAAGGCCGAACTCAGGGTCCGTCTCCAAAACCAAATGTCCAACTCCAAACGTAGGGTATCCAAGATGGTCTTTATAGACTTCATATACAACACCTTCGTCAATCTTCAATTGTTGAAAGACCGCGTCGCGATCTAACTCTGTATCTTTTCCTAAACCAAACATCTTATTTCTCCAATGATGTAATGTAAATTATCCGGCACTCGATCCCATCTTAGCTTTAGCAGCAGCTTTTTCTTTCTCTCGAGCCTGCTGACGGGATTCCTTTTCTTTCTCAGTAGTATCGGCGTTCTTCTGTCTTTCGTTCTCAGCAGCATGTTTCAATGCCATGCGTTCTTTTGCTTTTTCGCCTTCGTCTTTTAAACGATCAGCTTCGGTAGCTTGCCTTGCTTTTAGATTAGCTGCAGCAACGGCGTCTTCCATTTTAATAGTACCCATGATATCACGCATACGCTTTTTATGTTTCTTTTTGGTTTTTCCAGAAACTCCTGGCTCTCCATCAGGACCAACACCAGCGCCTGCGATGTTACCACCCCCAACATTGTTTGTTGGTTCTTCATCTATATCTTTCTTAGCAGCTTCTGCAATGATATTACCGTTCTCAGCAATAAACCTCTCGAGGGCTGACTCAATGTCTTCCTCGATGGCTGATTCAGTAATTAGATCAGTTGCTTCTAATCTTTGCTCTTCACGTATTAACCATAAGGCTGCTGCGTAAGAAGCAAGTTTAGTTTGACCACCTGGGAGTTTACCTAATAGCTTTTTCAGATTCAATATCATTTGGTCAAATACGCCAAACGCAGATTTCTGAGAATTTTTAGTGAAGTCTTTTCTAGAGATTAGGACTGTGCCTTTCTCGTCGATAATACCTTCCTCGTATGCATCCCACTTCTCAAAAGGAGTTACCAACTTTCGAATTAGCGAGTATACTAAAAATAGATCAACTACCATTTAAATTTCCTTGAGTCTATTTTCGATAAATGTGTTACCATCAATCGAATGTTTACCCATTGTGTTATCGTCGTATACCAACAGTTCAGGCATAAAGTTCAAATATTCCACGAATGGTTTTAAGTATTCGTGGTATTCATGTAATCGCATGAAAAGCATATTCGTCGCCTGCGGACCAAACACATTGTATATAACAATGAGATGGTTCAAAATCAACCTTTCCTTCAACTCGTTATCTTGTCTATATCTACTGAAGAGTTTACGGAGATACTGAAATCTCTTAATATCTTCTTCGAACTCTGACATCTCAGTACACTGAGGATTGTCATAGTGTTTCATAGCATAAAGTAGAAAGGTTGACTCTGTCAATATCATAATATAAAGTTTCTGTTATTAAGCAGATTGAGTCAACGTAACGCTATCAGAGATTGCATCAACAGCACCTGCGGTACTAACAACACATCTGAACAAGTTACCAGCAACGTACTCAGCAGTTTCTGTAGAAGCAATTTCTAGAGTTGCTGCAGTTGAAGACAATGCTACGTTAGTGAATGCAGCAGCGCCTACCTTATATTGCCATTGGAATGTAACTGCTTGAGCAGGTACGGCAGCAGCAGCGACAACTAAGGTCATTGCAGCAGATCCAGCAATATCAACGGTAGCAGCAGATTGTAGAGGCTGAGTACCAATTGTAATGGTTCTATCCAATACGATTGCGTCATCACCAGCTCCACCAACACCAAGATCGCCTGCGTCTGTAGCCGATACTCTCATCGGAACTAAAGATTCAGCAATATGACGAGTATCGCCGTTTTGCGTTTGATACGTGTTATAAAGATTCCAACCCGGAGTCTTCAATCCTTTTGCACGGTTAGCAGCTTGACCTGCTTCTGTTAAGTCGACAAATACTGCGTTATCTTTGTCGTTCGATTTGTTTGTATTACCTGACACTGCTGAAAGATGCTTAGGCACCGATGCTGCTGCGTCTGTTTTTCCCCATAAAGCCATTGTTCTTCTCCTAATTTTTTATTTTAATGATTTCAGAACCTGATTAACTAGTTCAGATTTCTTTTGCCTTTTATCAAGCTCAATACCAAGTTCGCGACCTTTTTCTTCCAACTGAGCTTTAGTCATTTTAGTTAGTTCAGCTTTACCAATTTTTTTAACTGGTGCTGCATCTAACAATGTTAACGCTTCAGGTTTAGCAAAAAGTTGCTTTATCCATTTGTATATATTCATTATTTACTCCTATAATATATAACTATTAAATCCCTCGATAAGAGGCCTCTAATTTATTTTCTAAACGCCAGTCTATTTTGGACCAACGATTTTGCATTTGTATTTTGCACAAAGCTTTTTAACTGCTGAGTCTTTCATGAATTTTGATAGTGAATCTTTTTTACCATAAAATTCTAATGAAGCAGGACCAGTATCTCCGCCGTCAAAACTAGATATATGCATATCACGGATTTTGCTAATTAGCTTATCCATTATATCCATTTCTGATTGACTGAATCCAAAATCATCATCAAACTTATTACTTGTATTACCTTTTGTAATTTCAAAACTCATCATTGCTTCTGCACGACGGTTACGATCTTTGAAGTTCTTAAGGTCTTTAACACCCTCTTCAACTTCCTCAGCTTTTTCGTCTTCGCCTTCCCAATTTGCATCGATATAGTCAAAGAACTTCTTCTTGCCTGCATCGTCAAGATCAGCTGGTGAATCGACTTTAAATTTCTTTAATACTGTTTGAAAGAATTTCTGATACTCGGAGTCTTCTTCGTTTTTTAAACGACTCATTACTTGAGCTTCGATCTTACTTTCTATTATTGTTTTCCAATTCATTATGGACT